TATATCCAGATACCGACACGTTGGTTATACCACTATCTTGTGCAGATGAATGTAGTTTTTTAAACGAAATTTGTTTACTTAAATTACTATTTGCAGTAGCGATTTTACTATTTTTATCATAGTAAGCGGCTTCTGGAACAGCAAAATATGTGTTGTCATCGTCCTGTGTTACAGCTGCTGCCTGCACTGTAGTTCCAGCTCTGTTTACCATAGTACCTGTTACTACGTTTCCTTTTACTCCTGCCTTTTTCCCACTCAAAATCTGTGCTGCTGCCGCATCACAACCGGAAGTGTCCATGTTACTGCTGTTTCCGGTTATTCCAAGCACCGTATTATTTTTTACAAGTTTTGATGCTGTCAGCCCGATCAGGCTGGCGATATTGGAAAACGACTGGTATAAATAGTTCTTCGTGCCGTACTTTCCAGCCGCAGGCACCTGCATTTTTATCTTCTTATTTGTATTGTCTATACTAGCCGTTGCAGCATATTCAGATGTCCCTGTCTTGTCTGCTATAGTTCCTGTTATAAGAGTCGTTCCATTATAAGCCGTCTTTGGAGCTACGATATCAGATGCAGTGGCAGTGGCCTCACCAGATGTCTTAAATAGGTTCTGCACAGCATTTACAGCAGTCAGGATCTCTTCCTTATCCTGTTTGTTCTTGCGTCTTAACCATAAGACCGAATCCCATAGAGATTTCATTTTAGTGTACCTCCGTTTCTGTAATTGTGTTTTCACCGGTTATCTTGGTCGTATAAGTGATTTTAAGAATGCCAGATGAATCATATTGCTTTTCTGTCACAGTATCCACTCCATCAGCAGAACTTATCTCTATTATGGACTTGCTTCCATCAGAATAGGTTCTGGTAATTGTACTGTCATCGTCTGTAATCACAGTACTGGATACCTTAAACTTTATTTCATCATTTAACATATTATATGCATTGGCTACAGCATTTTGGGATGCTGCTGTTTTTCCATTTGCATTTGCTCCATCAATAACAGTTTTGAATTCATCACTCAAAATATGTCCAGAACTGTAACTGGATGGGTCTGTGTAACCATCCTTTATCAGGGTGTATTCTGTACCTGCAATAATAACATGCTGCCCTTTGCTGACAGCTACGCCCGATGCAGTGAATTCTTCCAGATTTCCAGCATCTGAAATAATAGGAGAAATTTCAGAGAACTTCTTATTAATATCAGTTATGGCTGCATTAAAAGTCTTTTTAAGTACAAAGTCTGTATCATTCACATCAACAACAACATTGGTGGTGCTTGATACCTTCAATCTGACTACATATCTGTATTCTACACGTCCATCGCTTTCCTTCGGTATTTTATCACCAGACAAATCCTGTCCAATAATAAAGAGCAATTCATTGCCGGTCTCATCGTCGATGGCAAATATGCCTAACTGTTTTATTTTGTACTCTTCCGCTAATCCTTCGTTGTTTATCAGCACTGTTAATACAGCTGTAGAACCTTCCACGGTCGCATCAGCTATTTGCACGCTGTTCTTCTCGTCAACCACATGTGTAAGATATTCAGGATTGTTACTATATCCAGATCCTGTTTTAGCCTGGGATAAATGTAAGCTGTTCTTATTGGTCGTAAGCTTGGTCAATAAGTCCGCACCATTTTCAGTCAGAATGTATTCCATGTTACCTCTCCTTCTATTGTTTTCACAGTCCTGCCAACTACTGCAACGTACAATCGTTTATTATTTTGCCGGATAAGGCTATTAATAAATTCATATCCAAGGTGTGCTGGTCTTGCTTTCTTAATTGCATCATCAGCAATATTCATATTTTCGACCAGATACTTGGATTGTACATAAACAATAAATCGGTACTCTGTAGGAATTTCAACTATCTGTACAAAATCCGCATTCAATGTCTGCTTTACCAGATTTTCCAGCATTTTTATGGATGCCGGAGTCCTGGTATTAAGTTTAGCCAGAATCTGTGCACGCCGTTGTACATCTGTAAGCATACTGTTCTTTTCTATACCAAATTCCTTTTCCCAGTCATCCAGGGAATACGTTGCTGACGCAACATAAAATTGAGATACCATATCCTCTATATTACTTAACATCCTATCTATTTCGATCTGACTTGTATTAAGAAGATCTGCAAGCTCTTTCATCTCTGACACGAACTTTGGTAAGCTGTCTTTCAGCATATCGTCACTCCTCTACTGTTATCACTGGCATTACTGCTTTCGGGAAGTATCTGTTCTCTACAGTTATGCTTATTTTTCCACCATTCAAAGTATAATCAGTAACATCTTCCACACCTTCACAGGAAAATATGATATCAGCCATTTTAATATAGGATATCAATGGATTATTTCCACTCAGCTTTGCCAGATAATCATTCAGTAATGTATATAATGTACTGGATATGAAATCTCCTGAGTAACCACTTTTAGCCTTTACAGAAGCTGTAATTGTTATTTCAAGAGCTGTTGCTGCGCTTACCTTTACATCAGCTCCAATCGGTCTCTTGTCTTCTATGTAGTCAGCAACCTTATTTAAGAGTTGTTGAGTTGCCACTGTACTTCCATCCGCAATTATTACCACGTCAACAGTTCCGTTTCCTCTTGCCAAATCGTAAATCTGTGCAGCTTCCACTCCACTTACTTCTAATGCCCATTGCTTATAATTGGCTATATTGCCGCTTGTTGGCGGCTCATTAATATACTCTAATGTTCTTTCTCTCAATGAATCATCAGTCTCAGCCTCATATCCCTCGGATGTTGGCGTTTCATTGATTACCTTAGAAATCTGATAATTAGTTGGAATTACTGTGTCAATAGACTCTGCCTGGACATTCCCAACTGTTCCAGGCTCAGTACATACACATCTTACTGTTACTTCACCATTTTCAGGAATTACAACTTCATCTGGTAAAGTAAAAATAATATTGTCAGCTGCTACTTTCAGATTTTGATAAGTTCCTGGTGTCCCAATAAGCTTTACATTGCCCTCTGCATAAGTAGCTTTTGTTCTTTCTACTCCATAATCAGCACAGCATCTATCAAGATCATTACCAGATGCTGTCGTCACAAACGCTTTTTTATATGCAGGCTCAATATCCATGCTATAGGTCCGTGCCATTTCATTTGCTACTGCCTGCAACAGATCAGCGGTCCATGTTCCTTCCAAAGCCAAGGTCTCATCACTTATATTATTTTTTAGACGTTTTAATATCTCTGAAAAAGAATTATCACTACTCATTGTAGACCTCACTTTCCCACGTAAATCTGCCATATATCGTTGTTACATCAAAAGTAACTGTTGTCTTTTCGCCATGTTCAAATTTAAAATTGCTTACCTCCTGAATATAAGGATTTACTATCAGGCATTCTGTAATATATCTCTTGGCTTCACTTTCAAAAATCCCACGGTCAGTAAGTTTTCCAATTATATTATCAATTTCATTACCATAAGCGTGGGTATATGCTGTATAAACGAATCGTTTCGTTTTCAAAGCCTTATATACCCAAATCTTGATTGCTTCATCCTTATAAACTTTGTATGTCTTTCCTGCTCTTCGGAGCAGACAGTTATTTTCAAAGTCATATGCCATCTCGCTGTACAATGCCAGTTCTTTTACATTTTCTGTACCCTGCGAAGTAAATGGAAAAACGCTCATTTTACATCATGCCTTTCCCAATACATAAAGAATATTATTCACTTTCTGTACCATAACTTTATCCCCAACATCCAAGTTAAAAGCCTTGTTAAACTCTGTTAAATAGGTCTTTAATCCATTGGAAATATTTTCTTCTTTATTGATCTCTTCCATAACTTTTTTATCCATATGTGGTAATGTGCATCTAACACTATCGGTAGCTGTAACACCATTGAACATTATAGATAAAGGCTCTGTAGAAACTACGGTCCCGGTAGTCAGCTCCAGGGGATTTTGTTTCGCCCCCTGACGTTCCATTGTTTTCAGTATCCTGCTGTATGGATTTCCTTTCATCAGATCACCTTCGTAAAATCAAGTGTAATTGTTGTCGTGTGCTGTCCATTGGTAATGGAGTGGCTGTCCGAAGTTATTTTGAAAAGCCCCTGTATTCTGGAATTTACCTTTTCCACGATAATTGACGTTCCCGCAGTTACACTGTAATCACCATTAATTGTAATGCTGCCAGAATTTTCAACAGACTTCATAAGTTTCCTGGCTTCATCAATCGCATTCTTTTTTTCATCATCATGCTTGTATACTTCCTGGATTACTCCATATATTAAGTCATCCTCATTACTGGTCCTGTTGACCAGCCTTGAATTACCATCAATAATGGCTACAGTATTGACCATGTTACACCATCCTGCTCAATTATTTCTTTTACCACAAATGAGCTGTTACGTTTATATAATACCTCACTCTCATCATTATTCTTGATCACGATCACAGGAACATCACTCAATAAGTGAGGTTCATCACTTACAAATTCAAAATCGGCCGCCCTGTTTGTCCTCTCGTAATGATATATTCTTTCTTTATCGTAGATATCTGCACCCTCTTTTAGGAATTTGCCATCAATGTCATATTCTTCCGACAGGCGGACAGCACACTCCAGATATTCCCCAAGGGACGTTGAAAATACAGGAATAATCTCTTCTGCTGAACACTTCTTTATTTTAAGCTTGCCCTCTTCATTGACATACAGCAGCAGAAAACCTATCCCTTTCTTTGAAGCTTCCTTACTCACTTCAAAGTTGAGCATGTTAATGTAGTTCTTGTCGAGGACATCATCAAGTGCCTCCTGATAAGCTTCATCATCAGTAGAATACCGGACTGGCTTCCCGATAAAATAAGCTGTAGCCATATTGGTTATATATCTTGCAAAACCATGGGCAATCTTATTATTTTCTTTCAGGTCACTCATTTTCCTGGCATATATATCATTCCTGACCTCATAATATCTCTGTGCCTTATTAAATCTCCTGCGTTCCTTTGCCTTGAATTTCTTGACCAGTTTTGTCAGGATCACAGGGTCTTTGACCTGCTCGATGGAAAATTTATACATTCTATACACCTAACCTTTTCTTGCTTCCTACCCTGGCTTTCTTCTTGCCCTTTACGTCCCCATTGATAAATTCCACAATTCCTGTAGTAGCATCCTGAGCATCATCATGTTCATTCTTTCCTTTACGCTGATATTTCTTCATATCTTTTGCGTATCTTGGCCAGCGCTGGTCCCAGTCTTCCGGCATGATCAGCTGGTCCATGACATTACTTGCATTGGTCAGAATCCTTGTTTTTTTATTCTTGCTGTTATGGAACCATGTAACAGAACACTTAAAGCATCTTAGCAGTTTCAAATGTCTGATCACATTTCTTGCAAAGCCGCGGCCACCATTGTTAGACTCGATCAGCGCCTCTCTTACCCCTGCAAGCTGCAATCTTCTTGCTGTCTCAGGTTCCGTTACTTCCATTCCTTCATCCGTATAATATACATCCAACACATAACCGTATCTTCCAATTACACCAGCCGATATAGAACAGAGATTATCAGCACCTTCATCTGCAGTATCCGTATAATTCAATATTCTTTCAAATTTATCAGGATCAACTGCTGCATATGTCTTGAACTCACCATACAGCGCACCCTTCTTATCAATCGGTGTCTGCATATAGTTGGCTCCCCATATATCATCATCCAGTGACCTCCGCTTGAACTGCAGGTCTTCTGTTGGATAAAGGTCTTCACAGGTAGACTTGCCGTTCTCTGAGTCCTCATCCAGCGCAGTCAGCTTCAGTACATATGTCTCATCCGGATATTTTTCAATTACCCTGCCAGCCAGATCGTCGCTTGCCCATCTGGTCTGTATGATAATAATCAAGGCTCCCGGAAGCATTCTTGACATGAATGTATTCTTGAAAAAATCCCAGTGGCCATCTTTTACATTATCATTTGCTGCTTCCTTGGCTGACTTGATGGGGTCATCAATGATCCCGATATTTCCACGCATACCTGTCAGCGTACCATCAAACGATGTAGCCAGGTAGCTGGTATAGCTCCCTTCCAGGCTCCACTTCATAACGGAGCTGTCACCATATTTCAGTTTCACATCCGGGAAGAAGGTGTTCACTACATAACAGTCATCTGTACCGGCTTCCTCTTCATCCTGGATCATATCCCGCACCATCTTGGAAAACTCCGGTGCAATATTTCCATTATAGGAAACGGTTATGATCTTATTCTTTATATCCTGCCCATAACACCATGTAGCAAAATTGCCTACTGTATAGGACTTACCATAGCCGGGAGGCATATTGATCACCAGGAACTTATATGGTTTGCCAGTCTTCTCATTTACAAGCTTTTTCTCATACGCAGCCTGCAGGGTATTGCACAGTACATCCTGGTACTCTCTTTCCGGCTTGAAAAAATCAGGCTTCCTGAGATTACAATAAGTGCGAAAATTGGAACGTCCTGCTGCAATCTTTTTGTTCCTGTCTGTGTCCTGTTCTTCAATTTTCTTCCTGTAATCCTGTACAATACCCATTGTTAAACCTCTTTTAAACATTTAAAAAAGAGCCTTTAAATGCCCTTTAAATCAATGATATATTTCATGGGAAAGCTCCAATGCTGCCAGATCATGCTCCCGCCGCATGGATTCTGCTGTCACAGGTGTCTGTGCTGCACTCCTGTATTCCCGGTTCTTTTCTTTTTTATACTCTTTGCGTCTGCCCTGATTCTCCGATTTACGCTTTTCTTTTTCCTTTTTGAACTCAGGAAGCGTTTTCAGATACCCAGATATGTTCTGTCTGGATACCTCAGTCAGCGCTGCTATATCATTTATGGATAAATGGCTTTCAAAATAATATTCCTTAGCCAGTTCCTGCCATGTTTTCATATGCCACCTGCTTTACATTTTTGTCCTCATATTTCTGGGCATGGGAATACTACTGCACCCCCATGTCCAGACCATGTTAAAAACATGTTTAACTCGTTTAAATTTGCTTTAACTTTTTTAACCCGACCAATCGGGCGCAAATGGATTAAAATGCCTTAGAGAGCCTTCTGTGAGGTCACTGCATTTTCTGCATTTCCGTCTCTGTCTCCCTGGCAAGCTCCATAAGCTTGTCTGCCACATCAGGATACCTCTCACCAAGCTCTGCAAATATCTTATCCTGTAACAATTCCATAGCGATATGTACAGCACCCTGCTCCTTCCTGGCTGAAATCTTTAGCTTTTCATTACTCACCTGTGCACGCTGCAGGCTGGCAATGCTCTTGGCTGCTGCTGCCCTTTCCTTGGCATCCATATCATCATCAATCATTGCCTCCATGATAAGCTGGCTTGCCAACAGGTTATTCGCCTCATGTAATTCGGTCGCTGGCCTGTCAACATTGTCCTCTGCCAGCAGCTTTGCAAATTCCTTGGCAATCCGGACAGACTCGAACTTTTTCAGGAATCCCTTGCTGTAGCGTGCCACACTGGATAAATGGACATCTTCACCCTGCTCTTTCAGATACCCGGATATGCTCTCATAGGTCTCACCATTCAGGAGCCGGTTTTCCACTTCCTGTTTCAGTGGTGCAGGAAGCTTGTCAATCTTCCCATGGCTTCGGTTCTTCTCATCCATATCATTCACCTATCCCAGGGATATCTGCAGTATTACCTTCCAGATAATCCATACCATACGCAGTACGCAGCATCATCAGATTAAGCTCATCTGTAGTCGCTACCCGCTTCTCTACCAGACATTCTGCATAGACATCATCCCTGGTCCTTCCGTCCATGCCTTCACCAAAGTGGCTGCGCTTGTTGAAATAGCCCTGAATGAAGATATCAACATACTTTACGAATTCCTCTCTTAATATGAAGTTCTCTGCATCTTTTCCAATCTTTTTCAGTCGTTCCGGTCTTTCCAGTATTGTTCCACCGGTATAGCCCTCAAACAGCTTGGAAAAGTCGTTTTTAACATCCAGAAAAGCCCTTTCAATTATCTTAGCCCTTGCATTTCTGACCAGTGCTGTCCTGAATTCAATACCCAGATGCTGTAGGATAGTTGGTGGCTCATGCTCAGTCTGTGCTGTTTTACGGAACCCACGACCACCAATATCATGTGTCAGGAATTCCCGGCCATTATCAGAATAAATGACCTTTGGGATTCCATACCTCTCAATGCCTCTCCGAAGCGCAATCAATGTAGCGTCTGAGCTTGGAGAAGTCGTTACATACCAGCCGACCATCTTCCGGCTTCTGACATCCAGGAATCCTGTGAGGTATACCCTCGCCGGCTTCTTGACTCCTTCATCATGGATAAATACGTCAAAGGTATGGTTATCGCAGACCCATATATCATTGCTGTTAAGATCCCTGTAGGATCTCCTGATATACATACTGCACTTATCACGCATTGCCTTATCTCCCAATCTATAGAACTGCAATACCGGGACTGGAATACTTCTCTCAATCTCCCTTGCAAAGGTAGTCTCACTTGCAAGTGGCAGCAGGTCTTCCATTTCCCGCTTTCTAAGCTGCAGCTCTGTCAGTTCCATGCACTTGCGTATGCTCTTCTGGCTCTCATCAAGATAGAAATTCTCAAAGATTCCAAATACATACTCATCTATCGCCTTGCGGTGGCTGTCATGTTTTCCCCTGCCATCAATCAAAGCACCTTCCCCACGTTCCCTTAGAGTCTGGGCTTTTCTCTGTAATCCCCGGCGGGAGAATATCATATCCGGATATTTATTATTCAGAAAACCAACATACAATTCATCCGCTTCTTCCATGTTCTTCTTACCAGAATCATCACGATAGTTATTGCGGTATATTGTCCACTCGTTTAGGATGTCTTTCCACCTTACTATCTCTGCACGCTCATCTTCCGTATAGTCCTCCAGCTTTACCGGAACAGGACCACGGGTATCCTTCTCTTCCTGTGCAGTCTGTTCCTTAGCCAGCTTCCTCATATATTTTCTCTGTAATGCAGGTTCAATATCAGCAAGCAGGATCTGATAACTAAGACCATTCTTGCCACCGGCCCCGAATACCTCTGTAGCCTTTACTCTTCCTTCCAGTATTAGCTTTCGTACATATCGTACTGTACAGCCTCTTAATCCTGCGTACTCCTTTGCTGTCAATGTCTCCACATTATCATCCCCTTCCCTTACATTGCCACATAATGCCTGAATGTATCATATACCTGTGTCTCATCCGTACTGATATAATGCTGTGCTGTCACGCCCTTGGGAGCATGTCCCAGATATGCCCCTGCCTGGTCATTGCTTCCACCCCTCTTGACTATCTGCGTAGCGCAGCTCTTTCTGAAAAGGTGCGGATATACATCCCTGCCCAGCCCTGACCTTCCGGCTATCGCCTTAATGCTCGCATATATGCCTACCGCATCAAGGCCAATGCTCGTATCACCATGTAAATGGGTAAACAATGGCTCTTTGCTACTGGCTGATACCCCTCTCTCATTCAGGTAGTCCCTTAAATACTTCAGGGCGACAGCATCAAGATATACCGTCCTGTACCGTGAGGTCTTATGCCCATAGACTAGAATCTTACCCATGTGGAAATCCACATCTGACACCTTAATCTGAGGGATTTCTCCCCTTCGGAGGGCAGTACACCTCATGAATTCGATCAATGCCCTGTCCCGCTTATGCCTGCATCCGCCTTTTAGTACTTCTGAGTCAACTGCTTCAAGGTGGTCTACCGGCTTCACGACCTGCTTATATGGTTCGATTCCCTCACAGGGATTCTCAATGATAAGCTTCGCTTTGCGCATCCAGGTGTAGAATGCTGACAGGTTACGTCTGTGATTATTCAGCGCCACATTACTGTTATTGTTCTGCTGCTTCATCATCAGATAGTACTCAATGTCAGATTCTGTCATCTGTGTCAATGGCTTATCTATCAGTGTGATGAGTTCCCTCACCGTACTAAGATAAAAGCCTACTGTCTTCTCAGATAACTTCGGGGCTTTCCTTACCATGAACAGGTTCAGGATGTACTGATTGGTGTTGTCTACTGTAGCCGGAAGAGTATCCAGCTCCACCACATCAATCCCCTGTACTGCCTGTATTATTACAGCCTCCAGAATGTTCATTGTATTTGAATCCAGGTATAATCTCATCCCGATCAGGATGTCGTTCTTTAGTTTGTCTAATCTAGTCATCTAGCAAAAATCCTCCAGTCGTATTGCCTAGAGTGCGATTTTATGCTATAATGCCTCTAGACTTAGTAATTAAGTGTTTGTGGTAAGTAACTTTGGTCGGTGGCTTACCACTCTTTTTTTATGCTTATTTCTTCTAAGATTATCTCCTTCCTGACTACAGCCAGACGTTTGCGGACCATCTTGGTCTTATCGCTTTCCTGTGCCAGAACCTGCCAGAATTCAGCCTCTTTCAATTTGCCATTTCTATGTAAAATAATGGCATTATTTACTACTTCGTTGCTGTCACGGATCAGATTCAGCAGCTCTTCATATTCACCTCTTAGCTTCGTCATTACCTAACCACCTCCTTATTATTATCATTTTTGTTACATTACTTCATCTGTTATGTAATCTTGATTTTATATGACGTACTCACTATACTGTTCTTACAGGTTGTTGCAGCAACCGAGTAAAAAAGAAAGGAGACGAAATACTTATGAATGATATTGATCTCTCTACATTTCCAAGCAATAAATTTGAAGCTCTCACTATGCTCTATCTTAGAAATCAGGATTTAACAGGTTTTACTCCCGAAGAACTTCTTGATAAGTATTATGAAGTTTACAGTAAGATTCGCAATCACAACAAAGATGCAAGCAATACTTATCGTCAAAAGCGTTTTTCTAATTAGCGTATTATGAACTTCACACATAGCAGTAGATAAAGCTGTAATTTCTGATAAATCTACTGCTTCTTTGGATTGCTCTGCCAGTAGATTCATCTGCTTGCAGAGCATTTCTGTTTCTTTTTCGTAATTTTTCATTATCTCATTTTCTCCCTCGATATTTTCCTTTTTAATGATAGTATCTACTGATTAGTACTTCCTGTAGCTACACTTTCTTCCTTAGAATAAACCTTATCTTTCATCCACTTTCCACCTCCTGTCTGATGTCCAAGATCCGGTTGATCTCTTCCCTGTACTTCCTTCCGTTCTTTTTCCCATTCAGTATCTGTGTAATGTACTGAGTACGGCATCCGAGCTGACCTGCCAGCTCCACTTGCGTCATATTTTTATCTATTAGTCTCTTGCAGACTTTTTTGCCATATGGCGTAAGCTCATTTTTTCTCATATATTCACCTCACAACCTTCCTACAGCCCAGATCCGGGCGATTTGTCTTTTTCCAGAAATAGCCATGCTATTGAGATTTGATAATAAAGATGTTAGAATCAGATTTATAAATAAATCTTATAGTTACATTATATTGCGATATTTTCGCAATGTCAATATGTTTATGCGTAATTTTCGCATTTTAGGGAGAGATTATGTCTACATTGTATGAACGAATATTTATCTGCAGTACACAGCTTGGAATAACCGGAAATAAGCTTGGAGAGCTACTAGGCTTAAAAAAAAGCCCCTTAACAGATTGGAAAAATGGGAAGTCTAAACCTACATTAGATCAACTTGAAAAGATGTGCGATATTTTCGCAACATCTGCTGACTACCTATTATTTGGTCATGAAATGAGAAAGAGTACAGAGACTGAAAATAAATTCTATAATCTATTTGATATGCTATCAGACGCTGATCAGGAAGAAATTGCAGAAATTATGAAGTTAAAAATTAGACTGCATAATGTAAAGAATTCTTTCTATGACATTTCTAATCAGTCTTCATATGTTGCTGAAAACACAACTCAATATCAAACCTCTCGTTCAGCCAAGACTATTCCCATTCTCGGATATGTTGCTGCTGGAGCACCTATTTCATCTTATGAAAATGAAATTAATACTATTGTTCCTGAAAATTCAAAAGCAGCGTATGCACTTATTGCAAAGGGAAATAGCATGGAACCAGTTATTATGAACGGTGAAAACATTGAGGTCATCTCTCAATGTGAACTTGAAAATGGAGAAATAGGCATTATTAAGCTTAATGGAGAAATAACTTGCAAGTGCTTCTATATTGAAGGCAATCAATATGAACTACGTTCTCTCAATCCAGATATAGCTCCTATTATTGTTTCAAAAGAATCACAACCAGAACTGCAAATTGTTGGAAAAGTAGCCCTCACAAACAACCAGCAAAAACGATATAACGCTCTTTAAACGGAGGATTTTATGTCAATAAATGAACGTTTATTTTTTTTATTAGACACCAAAGAAATATCTCAGGCAGAGTTATCCTGTGCAACAGGTATCCCATCCCAAACTATAAGTGGATGGAAAAACAGAAAAACAGATCCTCCTGCATATTTAATACCTGTCATTGCTGATTTTCTTAAAATATCTTGTGATTTTTTATTAAAAGGAGACTCCTGTGAAAATATTCCTGAATTTTTGAAGTGTGATGCAACCTCAAGTATTGGAAAACGAATCAGGGAACTTAGGAAATCAGTTAATATGTCTCAAGATGCTCTTGGATATATTGTGAAAAAGAATGGTACTACTGTCGGTAGATATGAAAAGGATGAACTTCCAGTTCCATCCGATGTATTAGAAATCTTATCAGATCATTTCAATGTATCTATTGACTACATTGTTCTCGGAAAAACCAAAGGCATACAGGAATTTGACAAATCTTTTGATAGGACTACTTTTGATGCTCTGACCCTTTTGGAACATCTTTCTGTTTCCGATCAGCAAGAAATAATAGAAATTATGCAATTTAAACTTTACAAGAGAGGACAAGAATGGGATGTTTTAAAACTGCTATAAGTTTAAAATTAATTTTACCTTTTTAAATATTTGTTTAATATCTTTTAAATCATAAAAATATTCCAGTTAAATGCTCCTCTCTTTTTACTATTTTGAAATACAGCTCTATAATTTTTCTTTTCAATCAAATATTGGGGAACTAATTTGTACTATATTAAAATAGGTAGATTTGCATTTATATTATAGTTCCCCAATACTTTTACTTTTTTCTATTCAATGTCTCGGAAGCCTTGATTTTACTGAAAAAAATATTGGGGAACTAGAATCTCTCTCATTTGCCTTAGTTCCCCAATATTGCATATTTCTATTTTCAACACTTTTTAAACTTTTCTTTAACTATTCTTCAAAATCCAGTAAAATCAATGTTTTCAAGGTTTTAAACTTTTTAAAGATTTTAAACATAAAAAAAAGCAGGTCATTTTTCCTGCTTTAACACCTATTTTTTTTGCTCCACCAAGAATGACATTTTTTTCAGTTGCTTAGTGAAAAAATGTTGAGTTTTCGGGCTTTCTCGGTATTTTTCGTCTTTTCTCATTTTTTTGTTTTTATGTCATTCTTAGTGAATAATCACACCTTACTGATTTTTAAAGTACAGAATAGTTTATTACTCTTAACCTTTTCGTTACTACCCATAGAAGAAGCCAGCAGCTTTTTCACTACTGGCTTTCTATATTACTCATTTTGTTTACTACACTGCATTTCGGATAAAGTTCTCACCCTTAAACACAACCTCTATGTCTTTGTCGTTGTAAATGAGCACCTTATCAATTATGTTAGAAAGTACATCTCCGTCATACTGCTCCAGCATACTATACTGGGTTAGCTGTTCTATCTTCTCCTCTGCGTCAGGCTCCTGATTTGCAACTTTCTCCTGCAAATCTGATATCTGATTCTCCAGATCAGCTAACAGCTCTTGGTTTGTTTTTCTTAGCTGCACATATTCTTCTTTTGTGTACTTTCCCTCTCTGTATGACTGATAACAAGAAACTGTGCTGTTTGATATTCTGTCATACTCCGCTTTAAGCTCACTAATCAAATACTCATCGCTTGTCACCTTCCTTTTATCCTTTGATGCCTTTTTAAGTTCTTCTTCCTGTATAAGTGTTCTACAGATTTCCTTTGTGATTTCCAGCACCTTGTCCTGTGCTTCTGACTTCAGCATAAAAATCTGCTGACATTCGCCAGTCCTTACCATCCTGCGTTTTGGACAGAGGAGCTTCGGTGTACATACTGCACTGGAATTCATCAGCTTTCTTCCACAATAGGGACAGATAAAAAGATTTTTCTTACGTTTCTTTGTACTCTTTTCAATCCCTCTGGCTTCAACCCGTAGCATTTTGCTTATGTGTGATAAAGAAGTAATAGAAGTGTAAAAAATTTTGCCGTTCCTATCCGGCACATGAGGTATGTCGGATAGGTCGGGCGGTTAGGTGTCGGGCAGTTCTACCTTGCCGACAAAAGAATAATAGATTTCGATTTCCTGTCTGCGTAACTTGCCCCGGCGTTTCCCGTCAAGGGCAACGCTTTCATGGACAACGATTTTCTCCACAAACTCCCGCAGCAGAGTAGGGGTAAGTTCTTCAATGGTAGTGTGCCTGCGTACCACATTCATAAACTTTTCAGCGTTTGCGGTGGCTTCCTGCGCTTTGGAAAGTTCTTCCCGCAGTCTGGCGGCACGTTCTTTCAGTTCTTTCTGCTCGGCTTCATAGTCTGCCGACAGCTCTGTGAAACGCTCGTCCGATATGCGCCCGGTTACGCTGTCCTCATACAGCCGCTTGAAGATAGCAGATAACTCGGCTATGCGTTTCTCGGCGGCTTCCAGCTCCTTTTTCTTGGCGGCGTTCCTGCGTCTGTCCCCGTCCTCATTCTGCTCGATTAAAAGCTTCATAAACCGGGCTTCATGCTTTGCCGCATAGCTGGTAACTTTCCGCAGATTGGAGAGTACGCCAGCGGTCAAGAGGTCAGTGCGGATAAAGTGCGCTGTGCAGTCGGCGGTGCGTTTCTTGTAGCTTCCGCAGATATAACAGTCCTGCTTGCGCTTGTCCGTCTGGTATCGCTGCTGGTACATGACGCTGCCGCAGTCGGCACAAAAGAGTATGCCGGAGAACAAGCCCACTTCGTCATAACGGTTGGGGCGTTTGCGCTGCTTGCGTAACTCCTGCACCCGTTCCCACGTTTCCCGGTCAATGATAGGCTCATGGTGGTTCTCAAAAACCGCCTGCTTTTCCGGGGGATTTTCTATGCTGTGTTTCAGCTTGTAGGACGGCTTCTCGGTCTTAAAGTTTACCAGACAGCCCGTATATTCCCGGTTTTCCAGCAGATGAACCACGGTATTGGTCGCCCACTTGCACTCATAGCCGGGGTGGTAGCGGCGGGTGCTGCCCGTCCTGCGGTATTCCAGCGTCCCCGGCGTGGGGATTTGCTGCTCGGTCAGCATACGGGCTATCTTGGTCGGACCGTTCCCGGCAAGGCAAAGGCTGTAAATCTGCCGTACCACCGGGGCGGCTTCCTCGTCAATGATAAAGTTTTCGTCCTCGTCCATGAGGTAGCCATAGACGGGCTTGCTTGTGATGGGCTTTCCGCTCATGCCCTTAGAGCGTTTTACTGCCTTGATTTTCTTGCTCGTATCTCTCACCAGCCATTCGTTAAAAATGTTCCGCAGCGGGGCAAAATCATTTTCCCCCTGTGCGCTGTCCACTCCGTCATTGATAGCGATGAAGCGGACACCTTTCTGTGGGAAAATCATTTCTGTGTACATTCCCACCTGTAAGTAGTTTCGCCCTAACCTCGACATATCCTTGACGATAACTGTCCCGACTTTCCCTGCTTCAATGTCTGCAAGCATGGCTTGAAATCCGGGTCTTTGAAAGTTCGCACCGGAATAACCGTCGTCGGTGTACCAGCGCAGATTAGAAAATCCATTCTGTTTGGCATAGGTTTCCAAAATCCTCTTTTGGTTGGAAATGGAATTGCTCTCGCCTTGCAGCTCGTCCTCATGGGACAGTCTTGGGTAAAGGGCGGTAATGAGTTGCTGGGTGGTCTGTCTTAACATAAATTCCTCCGTTTCCGACAGCCAGCCCCACTATTCCGTACCTTGATTGTACCACATGGGGCGGCTGTCTGTATAGCGGCAAAAGCGTCAAATCTGCTTCTTTACGGTCGGTAAAAATGACGGTTTTTCAATCAGGCTTATCACAGGTCAAATATCCGGCGGCGGCTTCTGCTTCCAGCACTTTCATCATCTTGTCAGCGGCGGTGTCGGTCGCCCCCTCCTTGAAAAAGCCAGACACCACAAGGATTGTGTTGCCTATCCTCGTTTCGGTCACGCAGTCCGGGCGGCGGGCAGGGCGTTTGTTTCTCTGGGTGTCGGTCATAGGCAAATCTCCTTTCCGGCAAGCAGCCGTTTCAGCTGTTCCATTTTTCCCTGTGCGGCGGCTTTCCTCAAATTCTCCCCGGTAAAGCAGAGAGGGGAACACATTTCAAGCAGGCGGTCATAAATCCGGGCGTGGGCGGTGTCCTCCGGGTGCTGCAATTCCTCCAGCGTGAGGTTGGTCGTCACAATCAGCGGCTTCCTGCTCCGGTAGCGGCTGTCAATCACATTGTAGACCTGTTCCAGACCGTATTCTGTGCCACGCTCCATTCCAAAATCGTCAATGATGAGCAGGGGGAAGCTGCAAAGGCGGGAAATATATTCGTTCCTGCCCGCAAAGCTGGCGGCAAGGTCGTTTAATATTGCTGCAAAGTTTGTCATGCACACCGGGACTTCCTGCTCCATGAGGGCGTTTGCAATACACCCGGCAAAATAGCTTTTCCCAGTGCCTACCCTGCCCCACAAGAGCAGCCCGTAGTTCCCGTCCTTTATCTGTTCCCAGCGTGCCACATATCCGGCGGCGTTCTTCATCTGCGGGCAGCTGCCGTTATCGTTGGCAAATGTCCAGTCCTGCATGGTCTTGTCTGTAAAGCCCTGCCGTTTCAGCCGTTCCACCGTTTCAAGGTGGCTGCGCCGCTTCTCGGCGGCTTCCCGTTCCTTACGGGCTGCCCGCTGGCAGTCGCACTCTGACGGGTGGCGGTCACGCCCGAAAAAGGTCTTGCCCTCCGGGAAATAGGCTTCTTTGGGTTTCCGGCATTTGCCGCAGTATAAAAGCCCGTCCTCCCCGGTGTAATCCTCCGGCTCGGCTGTGGTGTCGGTCATAGGCAGTATGGTGTTGTGGATTGTATCGGTCATAGGCTTTCTCCCTCCTTGAATGAATAGTCCGGTATGCCTTTCTTTGGCTTCTCTTTGGCAGCGTCCTCCTGCGCCCACTTGTAAATGGTGGCTGCATGGCTCTGGTACTGCTTCCCGGTGGAAGCGATGTGGCAGGAAAGGCGGTCAAGGTAATACTCCCACTTGCCGGGGAAGTCCTGTTCCAGCTCCAAAAGTTCTGTGTCAGAAAGAAATACATTTTTATATCTGCCATAAGCGGCGGGGGGCTGCCCCTCACTCGCTCCTTTTGTTTGGCTCTCTATTAGGTTGTTTATATTAGTTTGGTTAGGGGACGGTTTTCCGACCGTCATAAGGTCAGTTTTCCGGCTGTCAGTTGGTCGGTTTCCCGCCCTTATGAGGGGCGGTTTTCCGTCCGTCAGTTGGTCGGAAAACTGTACCACTGGGATAGGCGGCACTTTCACATACAGACGGTTGGCGGCAGAAAAGCCCGTCCGTCTGCGTTCCAGCAGCCCGGCAGCGTCCAGTTCGTTCAGTGCGCCCTTTATGGTGGTGCAGCCTTTATCCAGCATTTCCGCTATCTCTGCTATGGGGTAGACAATGTATGTCCGTCCCTCGCTGTCCTGCCAGCCGTTCTTCTGCGAAAGGGTGGAACGGTCTAACAGCAGCGCATATAACTCTCTTGCGGTGTGGGATAGGTCTGTTTCCAGCAGGAAACGGGGGTAAGGCAGGTAAGCGGGCAGCTCCGTTCCTGCGGTCATATAATCAGCGATAGGGTTCACCTCCTTGTGGTGTCTGTCTGTGGGTTCTGTTACGCTTTTAGGGGGCGTTTTTAAGGGAAAAGGATAAATGTATCACGCACCCTTTGACACCCTCCAAAAAAGCCTTGATTTATGCGGGTTTGAAATGCCCTAAAGCGTGACATTTCTCCCTTTGTTTCCGCTTCCGTTTGGCGGCGTTTATCCGCTTCATGCGTCCGGCGCAGTCCGGGCAGTATTTCCCCCGGTTGGATTTTGGGAAGAAGAACGCCCCGCAGACAGCGCAGCGTTTCCGGCTTCCCCGGCGCAAGAGGGCGGCTTCCAGTGCTTCATCAAGGGGCAGGACAGCGGCGGTAAACCAGCGGCAGAGCAGCGAATAGCTGATACTCTGTACACACACGCAAGGCTCGCCGTCCTCCAACAGCAGGCAGTTCCCGCTGTCATAGTTGCAGCACTCATGCACAAGGCGGCGGGCTGCCCGGTACTGGCGGTAGTCCATGCGGGGGATATTACCGTTCATGGCTCTGCTCCTTTCTGCGCTGCGGCTCGCTCCGGCGTAAAATCTGGTCGATATTGCCCTTGACAGTCTGCAAGCGGCGGTACTCCTCCCGTTTTGCCCGGTAATCGTTGTAGCCGCTGTTTTTCTCTTTGATAAGGCTTTCAATCTCTGCTTGCAGGGATTTATAGCTCGGCAGCTTGGAAATGCCGTTCTCCCTGAAATAGCGGGCGGCTGCGTCTGCTATGATAAAGTCACTTTCATGCTTCTGACGGTAGGCTGCTTTTGCTTTGGCGTTTTTCTGCTGTTTCAGCCCGTCCCGGACAGGGCGGGTCTTGGAATAGGCAAGCAC